GGCTGATGACATCGGTTCCAGTCATCTCCATAGTAGTGGCCGCAGATCCGAGTCCCAGATCCCTCACGGTAGAATAGCCGATATCGTATTTCGATGTCACCACTTCTATCGGTCCAGCTCCAAGAGTGCCCTGGGTGAGGATGGCCAGATTGCCGTACCCGACCAGGGCGTCATAGACGTTGAAAAATTTCGGGCCTCTCCTTCGAGTTGCCTTCTTCGCCTTTGCCATATCGATCCCGTGGCGAAAACTCGGTTATAATTCTATCTTTACGGTTTTTCAATGGATGTGAACTTTCCGTCAGCAGCTCGGTCAGTTACAACGGCGTTGATCGTGTTCATCTTCTGGTCAGCCGCAGAGGCGATGAATTGGGCGATTGCCTGTTGAATTGGGTTGATTTGTTCGAAGCCAGCTAATCCTGCTCCACCGAGCTCCTTGATTGTCGATTGTATAGCCAGGGCGAGCGAGTGATCCAGTGCAGCAACCGCATTCTCCAACTCGGAACGGATCCAGAGAGCCAGGGCGACCAGTCCAGCTAGCGAAAGTACCTCCAGAACGCCTAAAATGATGAATTCTAACGCTACCATGTCCGTGCAACCTCCCCGCTCGGACCGTGCTTTGTCTGTGCAACCTAAAATCATACCGATTTCACTCAAAATACTAGAGAATCTTGAAAACCGGTGGCTGGGGTGGGCTGGTTATCGCCGCGTGGGAGGAGGTGAGGTGATGGGGCAGAGCCCCAGAAGCCTGAGCGACCCATACCCTCAGCCGGATTATTAATAACTGAAACCAGACCTGCTCAATTTGGAGGGTCGGTCAACGAGTGCATCCACACTGACCGCCGGCTCTCCACAGGCGATAAAGATGAGTTGTAAATACTGTGAACAATACGAATTAGAGCGATACCCTCGCAAGAGCAAGCTGCGAAGTCTTGTCATGTCTAAGTGTGAGTGTGATTGAATGAAGCCCATAGACGACACTCCACGCAGCTCGAGGACGTTCGAGGTAACTATCCCCTGCCCCCACTGCCGGAGGCTCCTGGACGTGTTCCTGAAGGAGGCGAGTTGAATGAGTTCCAAGTATGATGCAACCGCCCCATGGAATGAAGAGTTCATGGAGATATTGAGAGACATTTCGTATTACCTTCAATGGATCGCAAGGGGTGAAGAACCATGATACCTGTTGACTTCACTTGTTGCGCTTGTGGAGAATTGCGCGACTTCCACTCACAGGCTGTCATCATGGGTTGTCTTCCAGAGGATGCGGAGTTTTGGGTAACGGGCATGCCGTGTGTCTTCTCTGGGTTCTGTAATGTCTGCTTGGAGGATAAGTGAAATGCACCTGATCTCTGCGACCCTCTCCGATGCGGCCTTTGAGATCCGATCACGCTGGCCTTCTAGGCAGAAGAGTGCTAACACCAGTGCGGCCATCGTCTTCTATGAGAAGAACGGCCCCGGCAACCTTCAGGGGCTATGGCAGCAGGTAGCCACGAGAGAGAGATACATTCGGGAATTAGAGAGAGATATCAAGGCGTTGAAGATGGGCGTGATCGAGTGACCGGCTGCAAGTACTGCCGCCAATACGTCACCCGAGCGGATCGCGTGAGTTTCAGAAAAAGCAAACTCAGAACCTTAGTAATGGCATCATGCACCTGTGAGAAGACCGATGGCCCCAAATCGTAGTCGTTACCCCCCTATGTGAAGGGTCATTTCTCGATTCCTTCAACGAAATACCCGGAAAATAGTTCCTATGATCGGAAGTTGTTGAATGAAGAGGCTTTCCATCGCTTCCCAACGTTCCCGGTCCTCTGGTGTTTCTGATTCAAGAGTCTGTTTCCGTTTTACCATGTACCAAAGAGAAAGGTTGTTGAAGAGATTTCCCGGCCCCCCCGTCAAAGCATTGTAGAGAAGGGGATCGCGGCCCTCCATATCTCGATGCGGATAAAGGACAGCATAAAGGATGGGCAAAAGCAAAATCGTCACTTCGGGATTACTGGCAAAAGTAGCAATCGGATTCAAAATAGCGCCTACTCCTTGACCTATGTTCCTGATGGAATACGCCGTCGTTAAGTCCTCTAGGATCTGACGTTCTTTGTCCTGCATCCGAATGACGAACTCGACTGTCTCTTTCGGTTTGTTCTTCGACATCCGGATCACTCCGGTGATTCAGGCCAGTTGTCACATGCTTCCCCGGAATCGGCGAAGCGTTGCGGGAGCGTTCTCAACAAATCCCGAAACTCTTTCCACTCGTTAGAGAGTACGACGTCTTTTCCAGCGCGCCAATCAGAATCTTTGAGGGCTTGATCGCGTGCTGCCCTAACCTCATGCCAATCGACCTCTCGCATCGAGGACTCGATGACGTCCTCGCCGTCGTAAATCAGGACTCGCCTACTCATCATGTTATCACGCATACTTCAGGGAGACTCTCAGCGGGTCGAAGTAGGTCGGGGCCAGATTGGTCTTAGTGACCGTGGCCTCAAGGTCATTGTCGGAACCTGAGAGAGCGAGACAGACGTGTTGGTTAGGAGCAGAAGACACACCGCTAGAGGCGCTGACCCATGTTAGTCCTGAGTTGCTCTCGGCGCTAACCGTAGGCATGTTCGCGTCGGATGTCCTGACCCACATGAGATGGTAGACCGAACCGCGGGTGGTTGACACGTCGGCGGTCCAACTCGTCTGGTAGATACTGCCGGTGCTGTCCGTGGCTAGGTCTGCGGAACCCAAGAGTACGTCCGGTGCCATTTCTGAGTCGGAGTAGATCCCCACCCTGATAGTATTGGAGAGTGCCCCGGTGACCGCAATACCGATTTCATCTATTACCCCGGTTTCTGGTGCCACGAAGGGGCGACTGGTCGGTGAGTTGGTTGTTGAGAGATTAGAGTTGCCCGCCGTACTGTTGCCTGTGATCGGATAGTGGGTCACGATGTGCCGGGTATAACTCGTGCCGATGTTCGCCTGAGGTATGATGGCACCCACGCCGACACCGGCTTCTAGTAGCCCCGTCCATTCACCGGCGCAACAGAGCCTCGCCAAGTTCACGACGATGAGGTCAAGCATTTCTTGTTCGTTCATGTCCTCGATGCTGATCGGGTTTCCTGTACTTTGCACCTGAGCGAACGTTACAGAGTCTAGATCTAGGTTCTGAAGCAGGGGAAAGACCCTCTTTGCCGGCTGACGATCCTCTCGTCTCATCCCAACAACCCGTCCCATTCCTGTTTGACTGACAGTCTAGCGAGGTTAACGATAATCAAACGCACACATTCTTCCCTATTCAGTTCTTCAATCGTAATCGGATCACCTGTTGAAGTAACTTGAGCATTGGTTACGTTCTCTAAGTCGATGTTCTTGAGGAGTTTATACACGCGCGGGGATATCGAGTGTGTCATCATCTCATCCCCATCATCAGGATGGCAAAGCCCCAGAAGTTATTCGGAATCTGAAAGGCCCCTCTGGGGTCAAATGCAGCATAACCCCCGGTGCCATTACCTGCTGCGGCTGCCCGTGCTGCCGCTGCTGCTTCCCGCGCTGCCCGCGCTTCTGCTGCTGCTTGTCTGTTTGCATCTTGTCGTTCTTGGCTCGCCTGTATCTGTGCCATCTGTGCCGCAGTTATCCCGCCGATTTGTTGACCAGTACCGCCAACCCCAACCCCCGGCACCTGTACCAATGCTGCCACCTCACTTGAGTTGCTTGGATCGCATTTTCGCTATTCGCTCGATATTGTCGAGGTCTTTGGTTGAAATGAAATCTCTCAGGTAGAGTTTCTTGGCTTTGCTCAGAATCTCCGCCAGTCTTCGGCGTCCTGCCGCTTTGGTCATTCGCGCCATTCAATCACGCCTAGGCCGAAGTAAGGAATTGGAATTTATAATTCAGTGCGATCCCGACCTTGGCGAATGAGAAGCCCGGTTGTTGAGTGGCCGGGTCCGTGGCGCTGCAAGAACCGATGACGTTACCAAGGGCATCGACAGCGGCGAAGCCTTGGTCCTCAATCAGATTGCCGTCAACAGAAGTTCCGTACCATTTTGTGATCGTATCGCCGAATAGTGTGTCACCCAACGAATTGCCAGTTTGGAGATCCGTGAGTTCATTTGTTGCCCCCCCAGAAACCGTGACAGTAAAAATCCTTGAGACTCCGCGGGCGGTGTAAACTGCCGCTGCTGCTAATCTCGATGCCGCAGTTGAATTCATGACCCGGACGATATCTCCGGCCTTCAGAGTGTAAGGTTGGCAGAGTGCGGGGCTTCCATCCGTGACGGCCCCTGCCACCGACCACGGAATGATTGCAGCAATGAGCCCCTGTGAGAGGATGAAGCAGTATCCAACCCCATTCGGGCAGGACACTAGACCGGATACGACGGTCTTTCCGGGTGCGAAATCCCCAACGTTGCTGGCAACAGATGTGTAAACCGTATTCGTAGTCAGCGAGGTTTCTGTTCCTTCGGCGACTTCAAGTTTCAGAGGTATATTCGTTCCGTCGCTGCACTGAAGGCAACCTGTCACTGTGTTCGTGGCCATTTTATATCCGTACTCCGATTCCCAAAGGTGACATCAAATTTCGGTTGACGTTTCTGATAGGTTTTGCTAAAAGTTTTTTCGCGAATTTCATCGTAATTCCGATGCCGATCGCACTCACGGCCATGGCCTGATAGTTCGCCATGAAATTTGCTTGCATGGAATCGAACGACGTTCCGGGGTCGCTGATGATTGATTGTAGTGTCAGGCCACCGTTAGTGGTCGTCATGGCTGTTGACCCTGCTCCCGCGCTATCGAAGCCTAGAACACCCACTGGTGAATTTCCAAAAACCCCGCCGGTGATGAGGCTGGCGTATGCGTAACTCTCCGCGAGATTCATCAAACTGATTGTCTTAGCCCGCCTTCGCCTTATTGCCTTCTTCCTGCGTGCCATATCCCCACGTGGGAAAACCTCGGTTATAATTCTACCTTTACGGTTTTTCAATGGCTGCAAACTGTCCATCCGGACCTCTGTTCGTCACCGTTGCGTCGATTGTGTTCAACTTCTGCTGCGCCATGCCTTGAATCAATGACGCAATGGCACCCTGAATAGGATTCGGGGGCTCAAACTCCCCCATCCCACCTTCCATCAGTCGGTCAATGGTACTCTTGAGAGCCAAATCAAGACGTTCATCGAGCAATTCTAGCATATTTGCGAGTTCTATCCGGATCCAGAGGCCAAGAATGACGACAGAAACCAGAGTCAGGGCGCTCAAAACCCCCAAAATAAGCAGTTCAAGGGCTACCATGTCCCTATACCGGGCGTCTACCGCCCATATACCTTCCTTCATCGTCCGATTTCACTCAAAATACTAGAGAATCTTGATAGCCGGTGGCTAAAGTGGGCTAGTCATTGCCG